TCTCATTACATATACATGTATAATAACCCAGGAGAAAAATTATGTCATTACAAACACAGCCAATACGTTCAGGACTCATGAATGGCGGATATGTTGTCGCAGATAAGCCCCGACTCAGTAAAGATGAGGCCGCCGCTCTTATTGCTCGCATGCGAGCCTATGACTCAGAGATGGTGACCGGTATCTTTCAGAACCTAGAGGCTCCAGGCCAAGGATTAAGGTTCAATATCCATCTGTATGAAGGTGATGACTATGATACCTATGAATTATTTGATGGAGAACGGTATCGTATTCCTCGTGGGGTAGCTCGACACCTTGAAAATGGATGCGCCTATAAGCAATATACTCCATTATCAAGCAATCTTGGTGTGCAAGGTGCTCCTGTTGAAGGTGCAATAGGTATAAGTGATGGACGTTATGCTGGTGGTAACAATATGATGAGAGCTACTGCTAAGATACATCGCACTTCGTTTAAGTCTTTAGAGTTCAGCAATGATCATATCGATTCATTCCAGTCCTCTTTGTTCTTGCCTCAAGCTGACCAGATATTACCCAAAATTATGTAGAGAGGATTTACTCATGATCACAACACCAAACTACTTCGCCATACCATTTCCAACATTCCAACCAGCAATGCGTAACATATTATCGATAACCAACAGCAACCCTGCGGTTATAGTAACTACGTTCGATGGAATAAATCCTGGTGTTAATCAATACCAGAATGGCATGATCATGAGATTACATATCCCTTATTCGTACGGTTTACAGGGAGCAAACCTCTTTGAAGCTCCCATTACCGTTATAGATTCAACATCATTTAGTATGCCCATAGATACCACATTGATGGATCCCTTTATGGTGCCAACTGGACAACCTAATAACTTTGCAACACCAGCAACTGTGGTTAATGTCGGTGAGACTAATAATAATCTTAGATGGTCAGTGCAGAACGTTTTACCTTATCCATTATCAAATCTAGACCCAATAGAATAATGTGATGTAAGATATAATAAACCAATGAAAGGAATGTATGAAAAATTATCTAATCCTTTTATGCCTTATTTCTTGTCTTCATGCACTAGAAGTTCGCAAAGAAATCCATCACGGATCACAATCTGAGGATATCACGGTTATTATTCCGCCTGGGGATGAAAAACTATACAACTTCCATGAGATACTTAAAGAGTTCCAGGATAATCCTACTACTGTAGAGTCTCAGCAACAACCGAAGAACTGTAGAGAACGTATATTTCAGAACAGAACTGCCATAATAGCAGCTTGCGCTACATTGGGATCAGCTACTATCGCAGGATCAATAGCCTTGATAGTTCATTTTACTGCATCTTGATCAGGTAATTTTATGTCAGAGATTAGCATATAATGAGTGGCCTCTTTTACTTCAAATAAACCTAAGTCAAAATGGCCATATAGATGTTTCGGGTGTAATCGACAATCTATCTGATTTCCATCAGTAACTAGGAATTGTTCCTTGGGTATTCTTGCCCGCTTATCTATTTTAATCCATTCCATAGTATCCTCTGGTTGTTAATATATTTTGCATGCTAGCCTATCACTGGTTATAAAATTTACTAGTGAGGCTCTATGGCAAGTGCTCAATCAACTCTCCTACAAATACAGCAAAAAGTACGTCTTATCACGCGTAAGCCGTCTGAACAGCAATTAACTACTGACCAACTTAATCAGTATATTAATACATTCATAATGTATTACTTCCCTCAGCACTTAAAGCTCTATAATCTCAGAAAGACATTTAAGTTCTATACACAACCGAACGTTGATTATTATCCGGTGACGACTGATGATCGAAATAGTACATTCTTTGGATTCACCCAGAACGTAACCAATATCCACCCACCTGTTTTTCTTGCAGGTATCCCTGGATATTATACTCAATGGCGCGATCAGTTCTTTGGAACGTACCCTAAATTCGATACGATAAATAATAATACTGGCTTATTTGGTAATGGTACCGCGGGCCCCTTTCATGGTCATTTGCTTAACAACAACGGTATAAACCAATACCCATTTGGCCAAAACAATTTACCACCACAAGCGCATGGAGTACTACAAAGACATGTCATCATCAGTACTATCGATGATAATAATCTTGGTCTCACTCTTGTTGATTATCCTCTTACAGGAGAACTCGGAATATTAGCATTACCAACTTATCTCTATGGCCCTAATCCAATCACCACTCCTGTCTCGACAACGGTGGGCACAACTGATGGATCAGGGAATGCCTCTGGAACTGTTGGTGCAGGTATTGGTCTTATAGGACAATATTTCATCATTGGACAAGAAGTATTCGTGGTGAACGTTCTTACTGGAGCATTGGCAACCGCAAATGGAATAGGTGCTGGAACATTTGATATCGCTACTGGCTCATTTGTATTTACAGGAGCTCCCGCAACATCAAATATCCAATATTACGCAGTACCGTCATACGGAACAGTAAATTATTTAACCGGTAAATTCACGGCTATCTTCCCATCACCTACGGCTTCAATTGGTGCACAGCAACCTATCGTTACCACATGCGTTCCTTATCAATCAGGTAAGCCACTGGGCGTTCTTTATTATGATCAAGCTTTCACTGTAAGGCCCGTACCGGACAAAGTGTATGAGATTCAATTTGAGGCTGATGTTGTACCAAGTCAACTGTTATCTGAAGATGCTATGCCTACTATCCAACAATGGTGGTCTTGGATCGCTCTTGGTGCAGCACGCATCATCTTTCAGGACAACATGGACTATGATTCAGCTCAACTCATAGAACCTGAATTTAGAGAACAAGAGGCTTTAGTATATAGAGCAACAATAAATAATAGATGTAATAGTCGCACTGAGACTATTTACACTCAAGGAAAAAATTACAATGCAGGCGGTTGGTTCAATAACGGTTGGCCTTATTAGGAGATTATTATGTTAAATGTTGTACCGAATCCGCCCGGCCAATCCCTTGGCAACTCTCGGGATCTAATAAAAAATAACTTTGGTGATATAGATACTACCTTTACAGTAAACCATGTTCAATACAATGACGGTTCTGGCAATGGTGGTATGCATAACTTTATACAATTACCCACAGCAATTCCTACTAAGGATACTCTTAACCCTCCAATATCTAGTCCACTAGTTGCTCTTTATTCCAATAATGGTGCTAGCTCTACAGTTCCAGAATTGTTTTTCCAGCGCAATAATCTAGCTGCTTCTATGGGATATGCATTCACGGAAGGTCTGAATGATGCTCCTGGATATTCAAGATTGCCTTCAGGTCTCTTAGTGAAATGGGGCTTTCTTAATCCAATTCCAGCATCGGGAAATAATACATGGCAAGTGGTATTTCCTACGGTTGGCACAGGATCAGTGGCTATTCCTGCGTTTAGTTCAGGAACGGTTCCATTTGCAGTATTTACTCAACAGATTATTGATGGTGGAACTCCTACTTTCAATAGTAATCTCGCAGTGAATTACAATCTTACGGGACTATATGCGCTTACAAGGTTATCGTTTACGGTGAGTTGCGTTAATCCATTTTCTGGTGGTGTAGGTATATATTGGGTTGCTATTGGCTTAGGGTGATACATGGCATATGATCGTTTTATGATTGCGCCCATGGCAACCGGTCTAGAAACAGATCAGAAACCATGGTTAATTCCTGAAGATGCATTCTCTCGACTTAATAATGCTTATATATTCCGCGGACGTGTACGTAAGAAATATGGTACTCAATTGATGAATGAAAACGTCTCTCCATCAGTAGCGCCATTATATTCAAGACTACGTATAAACGTTGGTACATTGGGTTCTGGTAATGCTTCTGGAACAGTACCTGGGGTTATATTTAATCAAGGACAACTGTTCTCAATAGGTGCTAACATCTTTACCGTTCAGGCTTTAGGAACTCCAGTAGATATGCTTGTAGTTGGCACTGCATCAACAGCATGGTTCAATACCACAACAGGAGTATTTACTTTCACTGGTGTGGCTGCTGCTGATACTACGCCAGTCTATTGGTATCCATCGCAACCGGTAACTGGTCTTATAACATATCAGACTAATAAATCATCACTCGATCCCGTATATGCCTTCGATACACAATTTTCTTACCAATACAATCTTTCTGGTTCGGGCGCATGGGATGTTTTAGGCCCTGTTCCTCCAGCAGCTGGTAGTGGCATATGGACAGGTGCAGATTACCAACTCTTTTGGGGAGTTACCTGGCAAGGGGAAACGGCTGACATACGTTATCTTTTTGTAACCAATAATCATCGAGCCGACGGTATTCAATACTGGAATGGTACTATATGGCAAACGTTATTTGCTGTAACTGCATTCAATCTACCTTCAACCATAGGGACAACTAATGGATCCGGTAACTTTACGGGAACTCAAGCAGGTGGGGCATTAGGACAAGCATTTATCATTGGTGGGCAGACATTCACGGTAACGACGGCAACTCTCACTTCACCATACCCATTATCTGTAACAGGTACTGGCTCTGGTACGGGGACTTACAATATAATCTCGAATGATTTAATATTTACTGGTGCAGCTATTAATAAACCAATTGTCTACTATACTGTCTCATCAACGCTGGCAACCGCCCGTATGCTTGTGGTATTCAAGAACCATCTTATAGCCCTCAGTCCAACTTTAAGCACAGGTGATTCATATAGAAATATGGCAATGTGGGCAGCTTTCGGAGATCCAACAGCACCTAATGCTTGGAATAATAGTGTTCCTGGACAGGGTAATAACCTTGTAGCTTCCACAATGGAAGATATCGTATCTTGTGAATTCGTGAAAGATAGGCTTATTGTCTTCTTTGAACGATCAACTTATGAGTTTGCCTATACAGGTAACTATGCTAACCCCTTCCAATGGAATCAACTGAATACTGAATTGGGTACAGAATCTACATTCAGCGTTGTTCCCTTTGATAGAATTTGTTTAGCCATAGGAAATGTGGGCATACATTCCTGTAATGGGCAAAATGTAGAACGTATAGATAATAAAATACCAGATACCATATGGAACATTAGAACTGGATACAACCAGATAAATCGAGTATATGGTATAAGAGATTACTTTGCAGAACAGGTCTATTGGACATATCCCTACGGTGATGACGATCAACATAGTGCCGTCTACCCAAACAAGATTCTTTGTTATAACTATAAGACGGGTTCATGGGCACAATTTGATGATTCAATAACTGTTTTTGGTTATTACTATGCAGCACCGCAAACAGCTATAACTTGGGAAAGCCAAGATGTCCTATGGGATAACGATAATATTACCTGGGATGGTGGAACAGGGCAGGCTCTTAACCAGTTAATACTTGCTGGAAACCAAGAAGGTTTTGTCTTTGTGGTTAACTCTGAATATAGTTCCAACGATCCATCACTACAGATGACCAATCTACTTCTTGATGGTAATAATAACGTGGTCGTAACTGCCATAAGTCACAACTTTAACGTGGGTGACTATGTTTATCTCACCAATATCAATGGTTTAATTGGACCATTTGTAGGATTCTACCAAATTATACAGATAAATACCGCCGATACATTCATAATACAAGCTCAAGATCTGCAATCGGTTCTCATTGCTGGTTCAGTTTATCTTGGCGGTGGCAATATAAGCCGTGTACAGCAAATAGATATATATACCAAGCAGTTGAATCTCTACATAAAAGACGATAGAAACGCTGCTATAGCGCGTGTAGACTTCCTAGTTGATAAAACAGCATCAAGCGAGATCACCGTAGATTGTCTTTTAGGAACTTCTTCTCAAGGGACAATCGCAGGAGCTAGGGCAACGCAAACCCTTCTAGGCAACAACGTATTAACTACCTCCCCTTACAATCCATTATTGTATCCCAACGAGCAATACCAGGATCGCCTCTGGCACCCTGTCTATATGATCGCCGAGGGAAACGCCGTGCAGTTTAGAATCTATCAAACATCAGCACAAGATGTCCCTGCTGGACAAGTGCCACAATTGGCTAATCCAAGCGTATTCTTTCAGGACTTTCAGATGCATGCCATGACGATATATTCAACTAAAACTTCTTCAAGGGCACAATAATGCCATTAATAGTAAACAAAACAGTTAACTTTGATACCAGTTTACCCACAACATTAGTATGGGATATTAGTGATATTAATGATGAAAACTCTACTGAACTGCTTATACTACTGTATCAGCAAACAAACAATATAATCCTAGCTCTCAATAAGAAAGATACTGGTTATTACCTCACTACAACCTTCAATACGGGACAGGTATTCTTCAATGCTAACAATGACTTTAATAATCTGCGTCCTATCTACAGGATTGTTGTGGATTTCGGTGCGCTTCCTGATACAGCGTCAAAACCGGTAGCTCACAACATACCCAATCTAGGAACTACCTATACCTTCACCAGGATAGATGCAGTAGCAACAGAACCAGATACATCTAGTATTCATATACCTGGTTGGGATCCATCAACATTTCCAGGAACTGAAAGCCCTATAAATATAGAGGTTACACCTACTCAAGTTATTATCACTACCACAAGCGATATGAGTAGTTACACAAGA